GGACGAAGATCCGTGCTTCTATGAGGAAGGTGTTTGGTATGATCCGGCATCGGGTGACCACGGGAAAAGCGGGGAGGGTGCCCGGTCTAATGGATTTGGTATAAATGATTATGCCCGAGTGATCCGGGACATGGAAGAGGGTAGAGATGTCATGAGATATATTGACCCTCGTCTAGGTTCTGCAAGTTATGCAAGTGCAGATGGGACATCTAACTATATTGATGATTTAACGGATGCCGGGATCGTGGTCCACCCGGCGGAAGCGTTGGATATCGAGACCGGTATACAATCTATTCAATCATTATTGGCATGGGACCAAAGCAAAGAATTATCTGCAAGCAATCAGCCCCGACTAATGGTGTCATCCCGTTGTCGGAATCTGATATTATGTATGGAGAATTGGCCGGCTGACTCTAACTTGAAGCATCCGGCAAAGGACCCGATAGATTGTTTGCGGTATGCGTGTATAATGAATCATCAGTATTATGATGAGTCTGATATGGTAGCAACAGGAACAGGAGGATATTGATGGCTAATAAGCACAAACCCGAGGTAAAAGAAAAAGTAGCATTGTTATTACAAACCGGCGAGAGCGTCACAAGTGTAGCAAAGCAAATGAATATAAGTCGAAAGACCGTGACGAGATGGAAGAAGGACTTCAATACTCAGACGGTGTTTGACGCAACGGTAATAAAGTTAGTGCCCAACGAAAGATTAATTTTGGCACAAGTGGGAGATCGGCTAGTTCGTGTAATCAAAAGGATCGATGTTAAACCGAGACCCCGAAGCGTTGTGAAAGTTAGGTTTGTTGAAGAAGATTTGTATCAAATGGAATGAGAGTCAGAAAGAACGAGGAGAGAGAATAGACATCATGTTGAGGTTAATGTCGTGTGAAGCGGGATTAACACATTTAGAAACGGGGAGTATACCTCAATACTCCCATAAGGAGATCGCTGACTTTTGTGGGTGCGATACTATGAGCATTAAGAAGATCGAGACTAATGCTTTACGCAAACTTAGGTTCCGGTCTAATAATTTAAAATAATAGGTATACTTGCCGGATGAAAAAAAAGAGAGGTCTGTACGATAATATTAATGCTCGTAAGAAGAGTGGTACAAGTCGCCCTAAATCAAAGTCTACTATATCTAAAAGTGCCTACGCTAAAATGAAGCGTGGGTTTAAAAAGAAATAATGCCAAAGCCCTCAAAAGGTAAACGGTTCGTAAAAGTAGTTAAGAACCCGAAAACAGGTAGAACTCGGAAAGTATCATATGGCCAAGCGGGCAAAGCTAAAAGCGGGGGAGATCGGATTAGGCCGGGTACTAAGAAGGGGGATGCGTATTGTGCCCGTTCCGCCGGTATTAAGAAATGTAAGAAACCACCTTGTGCTAACACTTTGTCTAGAAAGAAGTGGAAGTGCCGGGGTAAGAAAAGTATGAGATGAGTGAGTACGAACATAAACCTCGGGTCTTTGCAGATGAACCTGACATTGTAGAGTTAAGAGATGACTTCAACCGGGTCCGTGACGATCTAGGTTGGTGGATAACGAGGGCAGACGACAATAGGAATGTTCGTTTTAACTTATGGCCCAACAAATCAGAAGACGGGCGTAAGCATGGAGAAGATGCATGGCCGTGGGACAATGCTAGTGATTTAGAAATATTTCATACAGACGGTTTAATTAATCAGTCTGTATCTATGTTAAAGAGTGCTTTAAAGAAAAGTAATCTTATAGCTTCTCCGGTAGAGTCAAATGACATTGGCTCCGCCACATTAGTCACGCAGTTCTTGCGTTGGTTAATGTTTAGTCAAATGGAAGAGTTGCCAAAGGAATCGGAGATATTGGCAAACCATGTACTAGAAAAAGGATTAGGAATCTTGGGTATCTATTGGAAACGGGAGGTACAAAAAGTATACCGCCCGTTGACCATGATGGATATCATGAGGGACCCGGATGTAACTTTAGCGGTGGAGAACGGTGACTTTGTTACTGCCTCCGAAATCATGCAAAATAATAAACCCGATATAGCTGACCCCGATTTGATCGAGAAGATCGAGCAAGCGTTTAACGGGGAAGCAGTAGAAATTACTGCGAATGAGATAATATGTAACCGCCCATATTTGCAGACATATGAACTCGGCCGAGACATATTAATTGACTCTAATGTAATGGACCTACAATCGGCCCGTAGTATATATTGTCTGCACTATTTCACACCGGAAGAATTAAAAGGTAAAGTCCACTCAGATGGTTGGGACGAAGAGTTTGTCAACAATGCAATTGAGACTTTTACCGGTGACCAACCCTCCGTCCGTCAAACTCACCCACATATCTTTCCGACTCGGGATGTGGAGATGTTACAAAACTATGACGGTCTGATTGAGATCGTTTGTGCGTACAGACGGGAGGTGGACACAAATGGTGTACCGGTAATGAGTATGACTTGTTTCACGGAGAGGGGTGAAGATGATTTATATGCGATCCATCAAGTCATTAAAACACACCCGGCCCATTATCCATTCGTAGCATTTCCTAGAGAAAGGATCAGTCAGAGGTTATTCGATTCTAGAGGTTGGCCTGAGTTACTTCGTGGATACGAGCATGGCATTAAAACGGAGCGTGATTCACGGCTTGACCAAGCAAGTTTAAGTACGGTTCCCCCGCTTGAATATATGGTGGGCCGTCAGCCGGCTATGGTCGGCCCGGGGGCAAAAATCCCTGTTCGTAGGCGTGGTGAAGTCGGCTACATGGAAACGCCTCGTCCCCATCCCGCATCTACCGAAGTAGAGCAGAGCATGATTAAGCAAAGCTATAAGATGACCGGTAGGCCTACTGACGAAGCGGATGCGGTAGGTGCAAGTGTGTACACTCAAGACATGGTAGATAAGTGGCTATATGGTTGGAAAGAAGTTATTGGCCATGTGTGGAGACTGCAAAAAGCTTACGGGGATGATAAGATATGGTTCCGGGTTACTAACAATCAGCAAGGTGCAGAGATTATTATGGATGCGACCGGCAACCGTTATGATGTCGATCTTACTTGGAATACGATAAATGCAGACGAAGAAAAACAAGCCATGAAGTTGGAGAAGCTAGGTACGGTCTTAGCTCAGTTTGATAGAAGTGGACAAGTAGACTTCGGTGAGTTTGCTAGAATTTTTGTGGAGTCGATGGACCCGAACTTGGCAACCCGTTTGATAATCCCACAGGAGACTGCAATTGCGAAAGAAGAGGAAGAGACTTCAGCAGATATCGCAAAGATCGCATCCGGTCAGGTAGTAAACGCACCACCAAATGCGAATGCTCAACTTCGTATGCAAGTGATTCAAAATTATTTGCAGGGGACGGAGGAGATACCCGGAAACGACAACCAAAAAAGATTGCAGGAGGATGAAGCATTTCAAGCTAGGATGAAAACATATATGGGTCAGCTTCAACAGATGGTCACTCAGCAACAGAATGCAATGATTGGTAGGTTAGGAACTGCCCCCGGTAATATGCCTCCGGCTTCAATGGGATGAGTGCAAGTAAACCATTGACCGTTGAGGTTGCAATAGATTCGTTAAAAAATACTGACGAGTTTAAAGCGATCTTAGAATATTTCACTCACAACAGGGAGAACTTGTTAGAAGAATTTAAAAGGCCCGAGATGTTAGAGAATCCTCAAGCATTGGCCAACTTAGCCGGAAAGATCGAGCAGATGGATCAGATGTTAGTTGAGTTGGGTGGGCCGTACTACCCGGATGGTAAACTCAAACAAAGCTGATGGAGTTTACTACGAGCAACTTTTTATTGCGGAAGCGTTAAAGCGGGGGCTCGCAGTATGCGACACGGTGGGGGATAATCTCCCTTATGATGTCGTTGTGATGGACGGAGCGAAGAGCTACCGTGTACAGATCAAAGGAACTAAAGGAGTTCAAGACAAGGGTATCCGGCGGTATATGTTTAGCCTTGGGGTAGGGGTGAACAAACGGGTGAACAAAAGCTTTGATATGTTTGCGGGGTATGCAGACCATCGCAATGGCACGGCTTGGTATATTATCCCGAGAGAAGCTTTACCATCTAAAACGATTAAGATTTACCCGGATATTCCCGATAGTCGTGGGAAGTACGAAAGGTACCAAGGAGCATGGACTGAATTTAAACGGTCTAGGTAAGTTTAAATTTTTGGTATGGATGTAGTTGGCTCAATTCTGAGCAGTATGGGTATACTAATCCCTCAAATCTTAGTAGAATGGATGAAACAATCGTAACGGCGGATGCCACCGAGCCGACTCAAACGGAGGTAGTAAATCAAACGCAACCGGACTTGGCACAATTATTTGAGCCACAAGCCGAACCAACCGAAGCCGAATCTCCGGATTTAGAAGCTACTGAACAAGTAGAAGAAGAATACGAAGAGACGGACGAAGTTCCCGAATCTGAAGAAGAGGAGGATGTTCTTTCACAGTTAGACGAGGAAACGGAAGAAGAGGTAAAGCCGTTAGATAAGGGCAAGCAGAAGATGCTTCGTCAGATATCTAAGCTTACTGCCCGTGCAAAAAACGCAGAGGAAGAACTCGCAAGAGTTAAGACCGAGCGACAACAACGAGCAGTCGAATCTAATGATGTAGATGGGATTGATACCCTTGAAGCATTAGAGGAATACAAGCAAACGGCAATCAGAGCAAAGCAGTTTGCAATGAAGAACCTTAATAAAGAATATGTTGAGCATAACGGAGAAGAGTATGATTCAGATAGAATCAATGATGTTTTCCGACAAGCCGATGAAGCGTTGACGGTAACTATACCCGAGCGTGAAAAGCATATTCAAATGAAGGCCAACATTGAGGCAACCTTGCCGAATCACTTCCCGTGGATGCAAGATGATGAATCGCCGATCCGTCAACTATATGCCCGAGGCAAAAAGATGCCGGAACTTAGTGCGATACATAGAATGCCCAATGCCGAAATGATTTTTGGCTATCTCGCAGAAGGAGTATTAGCAGTTCAAAACAAAGCTCAATTAGCCCAAAAAGCTAGGGCTCCAAAGAAAGCTAAACCACCTAAAGCAGTAGCACCGTCAACCGCACCTCGCCCGACTAAACGAAAGGATCGTTCTTCAATTCTTGGAAATGGGAATGTCGATATACAAACATTCAGTCAATTCTTAGATACAGAGGAAAAATAAAATGGCACAAGCAACCG